TTTATATTAAAATAAAGCTACTGCACTATAAGTCCTGCGGATATGGCGGAACTGGCAGACGCGCTAGATTCAGGTTCTAGTCGGAGCAATTCGGTGGAGGTTCAAGTCCTCTTATCCGCACCATAAACGGACGAAACTATGATACAATTTCGTAGTTTCGTCCGTTTTATTTTTGCCTAAAACCTCTTGCAGGACAAGGGTTTTGAAATGCGATGCACCTATGCGACCGTTATGCGGTCGCTTTTTACATTCTCCAGGGAGTGATTTCCTGGTGATACAGGTTTGCGGATAGACTTTGCGTTGATTTATACCCCAACCGTTATATGAGTAAGAGAGAACGGCTCGGAACTTGGGTGGTATCCCAGGCTCCGGGCCGTTTCTTAAATGTTCTCGGTTATTTCCATGTCGCCCTTGAAGGTGAAAACTACTGTGTCCTTATGTACCGTCACATGATCCACTGTGGCCAACCAAAGATCAGTATCAAACGCAATCGGCACTGTCTGCGTATGCTCCATCGTGGAAATGAAGGCACCGAGCCGATCCTGCTGTTCCTTCCTCCGCTGCCGCTCGTTTTCCAGGGCATCATATTTCTTCTTTAGTTTCTCGTAGTGCCAGGTGTACTGCTCATACCGCTGTAGGTACTCTGTCTGATCCTGCACCTTCAAAGCATTCTCCTCAATGCAGTGTCGCACCATATCCGCCGCCATCCGCATCTCTTCCGCAAGGGTCTGCTGTTGCCGATCCAATTCTGTGCAATCGAAAAGTTGTTTCTGTACCAGGCGGCAATCCTCCAAAATGATATCCCGTAAGGATACCACTTTGCCGAATGCCCGAAGGAACAATTCCTGGATCTGAGATTCCGTCAAGTGGGGTGTGCCGCAGCGATGGTCACCCTTGAACTTATCGCTGCATTGCCATACCACCCGGCGGTATTTATCAGTGGAGTGCCACACTTTAGAACCGTAATACCCACCGCATTCTCCGCAGAAGATCATCGAGGCAAATACGCTGTGGCAACTGTACCGCTGTTTCAGTTCCTTACGCCGAGCCATCTCTGCCTGCACCAAATCCCACTCTGTCGGCTCAATAATGGCCGGGTGGCTGTTCTGTACATAGTATTGGGGCACCTCGCCCTCGTTGGGTTTCATTTTCTTCTGCAGAAAGTCTACTGTAAAGGTTTTCTGCAGAATAGCGTCTCCCCGGTATTTCTCATTCTTCAGAATGCTCTCAATGGTGGAAACCGCCCATTTCTGCTTGCCGCCGGGTGTGGGGATGCCCTCTGCGGTGAGGGTTTTCGCAATGGCGCCGGTGGTCTTGCCTTGCATAAACAGTGCGTAGATCCGCTTTACGATTTCGGCTTCCTCCGGTACGATTTCCGGTGCGCCATCGGCACCCTTGCGGTAACCAAGGAAGGATCGGTAGGGCATCGTAACCTTGCCGTCAGTAAACCGTTTCCGCTGACCCCAGGTGACATTCTCAGAGATGGATCGGCTCTCCTCTTGTGCCAGGGAGGACATGATAGTGATTAGCAACTCACCCTTGCTGTCTAATGTCCAGATGTTTTCTTTCTCAAAATAGACCTCTACACCGGCATCCTTCAACTTGCGGACGGTGGTAAGGCTGTCCACGGTATTACGAGCAAAGCGGCTGACCGACTTGGTCAGAATCAAATCGATCTTGCCGTCTAGAGCATCCTGGATCATGCGGTTGAAGCCGTCTCGCTTTTTGGTGTTGGTGGCGGAGATACCCTCGTCGGTGTAAACCTCCACAAACTGCCATTCCGGGTTGGATCGGATGTACCGGGAATAGTAGTCCACCTGGGCCTCGTAACTGGTTTGCTGTTCTTCGCTGTCGGTTGACACACGGGCATAACCGGCCACACGGCGTTTGTACTTGGTTGTGGTGGGGATGCCGGTGTGCTGATTCCGTGTAGCCGGGATCACCGTGATATTCTTAGCCATCCGTGCTTCTCCTCTCTAACCGCTTTCTTCTTGCGGCTTCTTTCTTCTCATCTGTCCAACTTTCCGTCCTGGAACGGTCTTGCCATCGTTTAACGCATTCTTTGCCGTCGGCATAAAGAAATACCAGTTGATTTCCATTCTCCACTCTTACTCCCGTTATTTCACCGGGAAAGGCATCCATACTGCCAAGAAGTTCTTCCACCACCGAAACGAGAGTGCTTTCCGGAATCTGCTTGGAGGCGCAGGCCGCTTTGCCCCAGGTGTTGAAAGTACCGCAAATCCAAACCGGCCCGGTCTTGGTGATTTTTCTGCGGTAGTGCTTGCCACAGCCGGCGCAGACAAGTTTCCCGGAGAAGGGATAAGAGTTAGGAGTAACGCCGGGGCGGCTGTGCTTTTCTGCCCGCCGCTTTATCTCCTCCTGCACGGCGTTAAATTGCTCCAGGGGGATGATTTCTTCATGGGCATCTGTTATGTGGTATTGCGGAAACTCCCCGTTATTTTGTCGTCGGCACTTTGTAAGGTGGTTTTCCCGGTAGGTCGTTTGGAGTAGCAAATTTCCGGTGTAGGCATAATTGCGGAGAACACGGGAAACACTGCTTTGGCTCCACGGATTTCCAAACCGGGAGGGGACACCCAGGCTGTTGAGCATCTTGGCGATGGCGATTACACCCATACTGTCCAGGTAGCTGCTGAAGATCTGCCGTACCACCGCTGCCTCTTCCGGGTGAATCACCAAAGTGCCGCTATCATAGCGGTAGCCAAGCATCGTTCCGTTCCAGGGTATTCCGTTTCTGAAATTGTGCCGTATCCGCCACTTTTGATTTTCACTGGCGGAGAGGCTTTCCTCCTGCGCGTAAGACGCCAAAATGGTGAGGATCAGTTCTCCATCTGAACTGAGGGAGTGAATATTCTGCTCTTCGAAGTAGACATCCACCCCCAGACCTTTCAGTTCCCGTACTGTTTCCAGTAAGGTGACGGTGTTCCGGGAAAACCGGGATATGCTCTTGGTGATGATCAGATCCACCTTTCCGACCCGGCAATCCGCAAGCAACCGTTGGAACTGGTCTCTTGCGTCCTTGGTGCCGGTTAACGCCTCGTCGGCATACACACCGCAGAAGATCCAACCGGGATGGCTTTGGATCATGCGGTTTTAGTAACTGACCTGGGCGGACAACGAATGGAGCATGGCATCCTTACTGGAGGACACTCTCGCGTATGCCGCCACCCTGGTCAGTTTGGGGATCGGCTGCGTCGGAAGTATGGTTCTTTCTATGACCCGTTTCATAATTTCCCTCCTTTGTATCATTAAGCGGGTAGTGTATGTTCGCTCTTATAGGGGGAAATAGCAAGTCATATCAACGGAATATACTGCACAAAGATAGGCCGTATTTACGGGCCAATATATCGCAGGCTTTACGTAGTCCGATTCCCCAAGTAATGATTTCAGAACCGTGGTGCTGACCTTGTACCGCATCAGCCGGGATAGCAGATCCTCAAGCTGTTTTCTTTCTGGCGTTGGCATAACAGAGGCAGCTGCAGTATTTCCGGTTGCGGTTACCATAGCTGACGAACTCCTTTCCACAGTGCTGACAGGACAAGGCATAAAAGGCCTGCTTGTTCACCTCATCCTGGTGGCTGTTCCAGTAGGCCATGCGGCACTGATCGTTGCAGTACTGTTTCTCTTTTCTGCCCTGGCTCTGAGGAACGGGCTGGCCACAGTGATGGCACAGAACCAATCCCGCCTGAGGAGGATGGCGCTGTAAATGGGATTTGACCGTGTTGGGAGAAAGACCCAACTGCTCGGCGATCCGCTGATACCCCATGCCATGGGATGCCAGGAAGTTGATCTGATTCATGGTTTTATATGTCATTGCTATATCCTTTCTGTGTGCCGGGAGGAGTTGCCCCCTCCCGGCGGCGGTGATCAGTTGTTCTTCATGACCTTGGTGGCCTCGGGACGGGTAAGCTTTCCGTCCAGGAACTCATAGGCTCGGTAGCCGATGCAATCGATGTGGATGTACTTTTCCACCAAGGGACGGATCTGTACAGGAGATCTGTTCACGATCCAGTAGTACCGGAAGTCACCAAAGGCGATGGGCTTGCTGCCGGAATCAGCACCTGGCATGAACTCGGAGATGTATACACGCTTACCTAGGATGGTGTCATTGGCGTGGTTCCAGATATAGTTACCATTTGCATCCTTGATGGTGCGCAGAGCATAGGCGGTCTCATCGTTCATGACCCAGACACCTCTGCGGCGGTACTTGGGTTTTACAGAGAAGAACAGCTTCACTACATCCTCGTAGGTCAGTGCAGCGGTGGTCACACCAATGTCAGCACCGCCGTTCTCTGCAAGAATACCGGTGGGCATATTTTCGCCGGTACCGGTGATGAAGGCCTCGTCCTCCGCTCTGCCGAGATTTTGAGCCAGGCGGGAAACAATATGGTCTTCGATGAGGAAGCTGTTGTCCTGTACGAAAGAGTTCTCCAGAGTGAATGTGGACACCAACTTGTGACGACCCAGGGTGATCTCACCAAAGTCATCCATGCCATCGGTGACAGTGACAGAGCCGCCCTCAGATACCCAGACCGACACATCCTCCGTCTGGGTGGTCTTGATGCTGTATTCCTGCTCGTATGCCAGGATGGTAGTGGCCAGATTGCGGAACAGACTTTCCTTCTTTACGGCGGCACCGTACTTGTCCTGGCTGGTGGCGGAAAGAGGAGCGGCGCTGACAGAGAGGTCGATACTGGTATTGCCGGGGTTGTGTCTGCCACGCAGTGCATTCCAGAGGAAGGTATCATATTCCTTGCTCTGAATCTGGGGCAGCATTTTGGTATAGGTATTCATAAATAATTCCTCCTTTGTATTACTTCTTGGGTTTCAGGGTGATGCCCATCCGGTGGCAGTAATCTTCCAGATCCTTACAATCCAGCTTGAAGCGCATCCGGTTGTCGGGGGCGGTGGTGATGTGGTACTTCTTGACGATGGTGTGAGGTACATTGTCATAAGCGTACATGGTCAGCGTTTCCTGCTTCTTCAGCTGCTTTTCGAAGTAGTCCTTGGTGATCATGTTCATATCCTCCTTAGTCGATGGTGATGGTGGGATGGGTGCTGATGTGGTGTTTATTGCAGAACGCGGTTAGTTTCTCATGGGTTGTGAATCGATAGGATTCATGGGGACTCACCACAAGGACAGGCTCATAAACCTTGGTGAAGGTGATTGGAGTGCCGTCAGGCTTGTACATGATGATGGAATCGTGCTTGTCGAAATACTCCTGCAGGTAATTCTGAGTGATGGTGTGTGTCATAGTTATTTCCTCCTTACTTGTGGGTGCAGTGGCTGCAGACATACAGTTCATGCTTGGTTTCATTGATGGGTGCGCTGATCGCTCTGAGAGCATTGCCACAGCGGGGGCAGCGAATGGTAATGCCGTTGGTGCTGACACCTGGACGGATGCGGAGTCGGAAGTAATGGGGAACTATTTCCTCCAGCCACATCTTGCTCGTGGCCATGACGGTGTCTCGCTCCAGGGTGGGGAACATGGCCACCTTCTCCGTGCCCTCAGTGTCGCAGTCGATGAGGGGGTAATATCTGATCTCGGTCATGGCTTACACCGCCTGTCCATCCAAATCCAGAAAGCGATCCTTGCAGTAAGCCAGGGCCTCTCCCTTTGTGGCGAACACCACGGTACTGAAACCATGCTGCACTTTCCAGATGTCC